TTATACTCCACACAGCCGCTTAGGGATTCTAATCATGTTGGTCATAGACCTTGTTGTTTTTGGCCCTATCGGACTAGTAGTGTGGGGTATTCAAATGATATGGATACCACTGTGGGCAGCTGGTGTAGTCAACGGACTAGCACATTGGGTTGGCTATCGCAACACTGATACCAAAGACACCAGCCGTAATCTAGTGCCTTGGGGCATATGGATTGGCGGTGAAGAACTACACAACAATCATCACGCAGATGGAGCCAGTGCTAAATTCAAACACCGTTGGTGGGAAATTGACATAGGGTGGACCTACATACAAATTCTACAGTTCTTAAGACTGGCCAAACTACGCACATAAGAAAAAGCACCCGAAGGTGCTTTTCTTTTACTATTTTTATTTTAATACCGCTATGCGGCCAATAGCTTATTTTTTGGTAGCGCCAGCATTGACAAATGCGTACATCTTTTCTGCTGTTTCGAGAACTTTGTCAAGTCCTGGAAAAGTTGGCATGTCTACTTTAGTAACGATTTGACCAGTCTTCTCATCGCGAGTAGCAGTCATTTCCCAACCTTGGAACTTGGCTTGGAAGTCGTCTTGTACCAGACTCTTGGCCATACCCAATATGTCTGTACGGATTTCGTAACCGTTCTTGTTGAATTTAACTTCTGGTAGCTTTGGTGCTGTAAAAATTTCTGACATAATAATCTCCTGTGTGTAATGTCTGTTAACATAGATACTTCTTTTTCTCTATGTACTATTATATATGCTCTATGATCTAAAAGCAACTTATTTCTTGAACTTGTTTACTCGTTCCTTGATAAGTTTAACCACTACGTCACTGAGCACAACCTCATAGTGGTTATAATCTACTTCTACTAATTCCATATCATCATGATGTTTTTGACTGGCAATAGTCACTACACCATCATTGGGTTCATGCATAAAAGGACTTTGCCCTTTGACTGTGACTATGTTGGTCCACGGATGCTGAATCTTGATACGTTTAGCCTGCTTCATAACCCATGAACTGGGCCCAATATCACGCATCAGTCTGCTAAATGGCAAGAAATATTGAGCATAGTCCGCTACTTCTGCGCCACCATAGGGTGTGCTTAGGGTAACAGCACCCTTAACAGCACCGGGCATCGAGTTGGCCAAATGTAGGCTGTAGATACCACCCAGACTGTGTGCAATAAACACTAGGTCCTTATGGTCTTGTAATGTCAACTGCATGTCTTTTAGATTATTTTCAAACCCATTGCGACTGTCATAGTTAAGGTCTATACCTATACCTAGTTTACTCTTGATATAGTTAAAACTTTCGCTGGTGGCATTGGCACCGTGAATATACACTAAGTTCATGCCAATATTTATTAAGGGTTAAATCCAACCCTGAAACTCAGAGTCGACGATAGGATGTACTTCCCACCCTTGTTGCTTCCAACGTAGCAACATTATAAGAGTTTCTATAAAATTCATTTATTAAACTCCTCTGCCATGTACACAAAAATTATTACCCCAAATAATATAATTTGAATTGCTGCTAATTCCATGATTAGCCCGCCATCATTTTTTGAGCTTCTTTGTGCATGCCTGCACGGGCCATAGCGGCAGCAGCTCTTGCCTGTCCAATGCTTAGACCAATGTTGTATAGTGTGTTTAAAAAGTTTTTCATAGATATCTTTCCTTTTGAGAATTGAATTGTCGGATATAAGTTTCCAACTGTGCGGCATCGGTAATGCCTTTGGTGCTTAGATATGCGTCTAAGCGGCTTTGATAGCTAGATCCAGGGAACATTTTGGATAGACGTTCCATAATAGCTAACATTCGATCTGATAAAAAATTCATTGTGTTTCCTGTGTGTTAGTGTAGACTCAGTGTTTCTACTGAGTTATTTATCCAGCTCTTGTGCGATCGCACATTTTTCAGTACAATGTTATTATTGTTTAAAATGAGTTAAATACACAATAGGAATATTTCAATGAAGTTACAAACCAGATCGATTTTGCAAGAACTAAATTCTATTGCCGATGTGCGCAGCACTGATTCGTTGATAGAAAGTCGTGCTACCAACATCATTAATTCTGCTATCAATCTCTTGGAAAGTATTCATAAAAATTATGATTCCGCTTCGGCAGACGAACTTGAACGCAGATTTGTTAATGCAATCAAAGGGCAAGACCCTGCAAAATTTACACGTGGTGTTCGCAGAATAGCAGAAGCACGTAAACTCAAGAAAAAATTGGACGAAAGCAATGATCAGTAAACTGTCAGAAGGCGGCAACGTGTTCAAAGGCCCGGAAAAGCAACCATTAACACAGCGTATTGCCACAGCTGATGTAGAGGAAACCATTCTCTACATTGAAAAAATCACAGGCCTAGACTTTACCAAAGAAAAGCATCTTGATGACAAGAAGCCTGTAAAATGGCTAGGTACCACTGGCCGTAAAGAAGATCCAGACGGTACCTTTGAAAAGAACAGCAGTGGCGACTTGGACCTGTCAGTGGATGCCAACGAAGTAGATAAGAAATCATTTGCTGAAAAACTGATTGCACAATTTGGCAAAGAAAACATCAAACTTAGCGGAGACAATGTACACTGGAAGGTGCCTATCAAGGGCAGTCCAGACAATGGATTTGTGCAGGCAGATTTTATGTTTTCCGCTAACCCTAAATTTCAACAAGGTAGCATGATTGGTGGGCAAGGTGAGTATAGAGGTGAGCATCGTCATATTCTATTAAGCTCAATTGCTCGTGCTCGAGGCATCAAATACAGCCCCAAGCACGGAATACTAAATGCTACCACAGACGAACTGCTGCCCAACGGCAACGACTGGAATCAAATTGCTAAAGTTTTGCTGGGACAAAGTGCCACAGTCAAAGATATCAAATCAGTTGACGCAATCCTCAACTACATTAAAAAACTGCCTAACTACGAAGAACTAGTTGCAGGTGCAAGAGAAACACTGGGCAAACAGGGTATTAGTCTGCCGGAAAATGTTATTTCGTTTGAAAGTGCTCAAACAGGAACACCCTCTTGGTTCCGCAAAATGATGGAACGAGTTAAATGAGAGCATTTGAATTCCTTGATGAAACGTGGAGCAAGAAATACAAAAGCTCTATCAACTGTGCCAGCCCCAAAGGATTTAGCCAAAAAGCACATTGTGCTGGCCGCAAGAAAAACGAAAGTATCTATGAAGCTGAAGCAGCACCTCCCGCCAAGAAAGTAGGGCGTGAGTTCAACCACCTAGAAGATCTCGTATTCACAGAAGCCAATGGCGCAAACAAAGCCATCAAGATACTTAAAGACCTAGCCAGTCCTGAAACCAGTATCACAATCAAGTGGGACGGCAATCCCACAGTGTACTGGGGACGTGAAGATGATGGCTCCTTCCGACTGGTAGGCAAAAACAACTGGGGTCGTGAAGAAGGCAAAAGTTCCAGTCCAGAAGAACTCAAACAGTTTATCATGAGTCGTGGCAAGGGAGAAGACTGGCGTGAGAAGTTTGCCGGGGATATGGCAGCACTATGGCCCATATTTGAACGTGCAACTCCTGCAGAATTCCGTGGTTATGTCTACGGAGATATCCTATTCCATCCAGGCAAACCATATACCGGCGCTGACGGCAAAATTACATTTACTCCTAATCAAACCACTTACTCTGTTGCCGGAACTAGTGAAATTGGTCGAGCCCTGGCTAAAGCCAAGGTAGCAGTGGCGGCACACAAGGTGTTTGGTTACTTTGGAGACAAGACAGGTGAGGACTTTGACAATCCTGATCAATTCAGTGGCAATCCAGAATTAAAAGTATTTGGACTGACCAGTGTTAGTTATAGACCAGCAGTGGGTGCAGACAATCTTGCTAAGATCGAAGCACTGGCTAAAAATCAACAGGCCATTGATAAATTGTTGGCACCTGTTGCCGGTATGGGCTATCTACAGAGTGAAATTTACACTTTTGTTAATAATCAATCGAAAACAAAACAACTGGACAATATCAACACAGAGGCATTTATGGCCTTTGAACAAAAGACTCCTGCAAAAGCTGCTAAAATTGCAGCACACAGTGAACAGCATCCCGGAGTTATGGATGTGATGTTTGAACTGGTGCGTGAGATCATGGCGGCCAAAGATGAAGTAATTCGTGAACTTGATGCATCGGGTGGTGACATAGAGCAAAGCACAGGCGGCAAGCCTGGTGGTGAAGGCTATGTTGCAGGGGGAAGTAAGTTGGTACCACGTGATCGCTGGACTCCATTTCGAGCCGATTAATAGTTCAAAACCCCTGATTTCTTCAATCCAATATAAATACTTGCATAGGAATCGAGGTGATTCTTATACAATGCCAGTCCCGGAGCGGGACTATTGATTTAAGGAGAACATATCATGGCAGCATTCACAAGAACAAATCCAACAGCAGTAGCTCGCGGTACAATTCAATACACATCCGAATTAACATTCTACAAAGTAGTTCTAAATGGATCAGGACTAGCAGTTGCGGCTTCAG